ATGTCTGTATCATTGACCGAACCACGATTGAACTCGTTGTCGTTCATGATGTTGTCATTCATCACGTTTTCAAAGATAACAGTACCAGTTATCGAACCACCAGTGATAGTGATTCGGTCAAATATTTCGTACTGAATTGCTTGAACGAGTTCTTTTCTGGTAATATTCTTCGTACCATCGTCACCTTGAACTAGGTTAACGATGACAAAGAGGTCTTCTGTCCTAGTATTGGCACCAGTAATCGAACCTAATTCAGAAATTTTTGACATTCTAGTCTACCTTACTATAATATGTTTTCTTTTTATTTATTACAGACCATCATATCAATCTTTTGATTTTTCAAGGGCCTCGACTTTATCATTCAATTCTTTGATTGCTTGAATCAACAAAGGGATGATATTATCGTAGCGAACAGCTTTGTGTCCTTTTTCATCTAAATCAAAAGTAACGCCAGGTAATACTTTCTCTACCTCTTGCGCAATTACACCCGAAACCCTTTCATCTGGTTTCGCAATATAGTTAAATGTATAACCATTAATTTGTTCTACTTTGTCTAACGCACCATCAATAATTTCAAGATTTTCTTTCAATTTAATATCAGATGCAGTATATGCAGTAACAACGTCACCAGTTACATAAGCACTACCAGTGACATACAAATCACCAGATAATACGTTATCACCGCCTGGACCTGACAAAGATCCAGTGTATGTAATATTGTTTGCAGTTATATCCCCAAAATTACCGAAGTTAAAGATTGCATTGTTACCAGAAGCATCTTCTGAAAGTACGAGATTAGTCGCATTAATCGTACCTGAAGGTGAGAGAGAAAATTTTCTTGCACCAACACCTGTGTCGATGATAAAGTTTGCATTGGTGGAATCTTCCATACCAATGTCCCAAGAAATATTTCCATCTGTGTATCTGGTTCTACCACCACCCGCACCGAATGTGAATGTAGCGCACAACGCATCTGAGAGGGCATTGTGAACAGTAGGAGATCCAAATGTTACACTACCACCGTTAGTAACTGCTTCAATATCGTCTGATTGTAGATCACCAATAAACTGATTTGCAGTGAAGTTACCTACAAGAGTTGCATTACCAGTCGTAGAGTCACCACCAGCCGAGGCAGTCACCGCTTCTGAACGAATGATACCTGCAATTTCATTTGTTTTGTCAAACCAGTTTTGAAAGGTTTGGGTTACTACCAGATCGGCTATGGATGGTTTTGCCATTACTCTTTTTCCAATTTAGCTATTCTCTCGCACATATATGAAAGAGTCTCTTGAATCTCAGTAACATCAGACTGAAGTTTATCAATTTTTCTATAATAATTTCTTTCCATCTTGTATTTATTAAGGGCTTGGGTATCCGTAGACAAAATTGCCTTCGAATTCGAATCCCTTATTACCCTTTCCTGTGTCATGTCAATGCGATTCCTCTATAATCTTTCACAATTGGTGCGGAATAAACATTTGGTGAAAGCAATTCGATACGAACTGCGAATTTTCTAAACGTTTTAAATGCACCTGCGCTACTTGTATATTGATAAACTCCTAGTCCATCTTTGTTGGCGTCAGAAATTCGATATCTAAATTCACGATAATCTTCTAGATTACCAGATGTTGAAAATGTTTCGACACCCTCAAAGAGTTCCAGTTCAACCCAATCTACATCAGCAAAGTCTTGACTATCAAATGTGTTTTGTGCACGAATGTATGTCTTAATCGTAGTACCTGCTGGTCTATGTGCAGAAAGAATTAATTGGAAATCTTCCGCATCAAAGTCTTCGGCGAGTTCTACTGTTTTAGAAATGAAGTTTGCAGTTTCACCAGACACATTCGTTATATCGTATTTATAGGCAAGTAACTTGGATATTTCCACGTCAATAAATGGAGAAGATGTAGAGTTACCACCGTTAGACATATTAACCGTCACGTCAAACTTCAAACTACCGTTTACGTTATTAGATTTACTGTAAACAACAACACCTTCTTTACTAAATGTGTTGTTATCATTAAACTTCATTGGTAGATTATATGTCGTTCCAACATTTGCAGGCGGAATAAATTCACCAGCTAATGTAGTTTTGGATACACTGTCATTTGCACGTTGAATAAATGGTTGAACATAACTTAAATTTATATTATCAATAGAAGTAATTTCAGCAGTAGAATTTGAGTCTGCACCAGTAATAGTACTTCCATTAGAGAATACAAATCCTGCTCTTGCAGTACTATTTTCTAGGTAAAGTGTATTTGGATCTGTGAGATCATAATGACAAACTCTACCAGCCACAATAGGAGTGACTTCAGAACCAGACCACACTTGACTAGATTGTTTACTTGTGGTAATTGTATCTGGTGTGACCCCAGTGACCTCAAATATATCTAGAACCCCAGTGTTCGCTGTTAGATTAATTTTAACAAAGTCCCCAACCGAATATATCGTATCAAATGCATTACCAGACAATCTAGTAATTGTGTTATTTGCATTTGCCATACCTGCAGTCTGTGCAGCACCTACACTTTGATATACAACTTCATCATTTCTAAATGCACCCGCAAGATCCGTAAGTCTTAAGAACTCATGATCACGGTTTGTCATGGTAACAGAACCAATAGACTCGTTGAAGTCATGTCTGTATAGATTAAACTTAAGATCTTCGTCTTGATAAGACTTCCATGCAGAGTTGTTTGTCGATGTGAATAGAACACCGTCACCCCAGTCTTGTACAACTGCACGACCCTGTGTCGCACCTGGCGTCAAATCATTACCACCAACCTTAGAAGTGAACACCAAGTAGCCTGGATCGTTCGCATCTGGTTGAATTACTACTGCATATTCTTTTTCCGTTTCAAGGTAAATAGGCGCATGGAATTCAACTGTTGTTGCAAGACTTGCATCATCCGAAATGTTAACTTCAGATGCTTGTAAGTGTACAGATGAGAATGGGATGATTTCAGAAGAAGGATATCCGTTAACGACTTCACGCAACATTACAGTGACACCGTTGATACCACCGCCATTTGTCAGTGTACTAGTTGCCTTACGTTTGAAGAATACATCAATCTTCGACGCCATTACAGAATTACTTCCACGACCCATGCCCTTCTTAATAAAGAAAGTTTGTGCAAGTGGATCGCCTCGTGGTGGAGGCGGGCGGAATGTAACCGAACGGTTCGACGAACGTGTTTCTACGTTTGTACTTGGCATACGTGTTGAAAGACCAGTTTTTGTGACATCAAAACTGTATGCACGATATGCAACTGAAGCACGAGAAGTTGCACCAGATTCAATACTGTCGTAAGTATCAACATCGACAATCTCCAACATACGTTCACCAACAAAGAATGTCTCTTCTGGAATTTTGAAGACTGCACGAAGAACACCATTTTCATCAGATGTAACAGTCTGTCCGAACACACCTTGTCGACCTACTTGTCCTACAGAGTTAACATTTGTGCCTGGGATTATATGTTGATCCACCGATACTCTATCAAAGAAGAAATGATGAACAGTATTAGGTCTCAATCCTGTCACGTAAATAGACACATCTCTGGAGGCCATGTAAGGCATAAATTGGAAGTTAGACACGAAGTCACCAACCAATTTTGTTTCGCTTCCAACGTTTATACTTCCAATAGTGTCTTTAAAAGTTACAGTACCACCATTCGCACGTGCACGGCGCAGTGCTGCCTGATTTGCTGCACTAAACTCGTTCGTGTCAATTCTTACATCTGTCAATGGAATGAACTTTTGTAACGCTTCTGCAAAGTCTACAAAAGGTTTTTGAAAATCAATTTCAACTGGGTTGACTGTTGTGTCGTAAGTTGCATCGTACTCTGGTGAAACCTGAGCTTTACCTTGATAATTGTAGAAGTTACTTACACAGTTTCTGTACCCAGTTGCATAGGGTTGATTGATAATTGATACGTGTGCGTTACGACTTAGTGTTGCAGCCTTTGGTTCCTCTGTAGGAGAAGGTGCAGGGAATGCAGTTGCTCCACTAGATGTTTTATACTTAAGATCCAATGGGAATGTTTGTACGGCAGGCGTCATAACTCTCTGAGAGAAATGAACTGCCGCATTGAAGTTTGCATCTCTTGTGTTTGCAAGAGACATATCATTGAAAGGATCTACAATGAAACCATTTTTAAATCTACTTAATCCATTTTCATCTAAAACTGTTAGATTATTTGTTTCTTGTTCCAGTTGATTCAAAGATGTATAGTATACAAGTCTTTCAATCTTGTCTTCCAACGCTCCAATATCTTTCATAGTGTAACGTTTCGTACCTTTTGGTCTTGCACGAACTGCGTATTCTCTTTTACCTTGTTGTGAAGCTTCTTTAGGTGAAAGAATAGGTGCGCCAGGCACATAGATTTCAGAAATAACAAGTTGTTCTTCACCAAGTAAAGGTGGTCTAGGATTAATCTCTTCGGCACCTTTAACGTAGTTAAATTGACCATAAGAGTCAACCGTAATAACATCATAACGAGGCAAATAATATTCAATATCTGCAGACGCATACTGAGAAGTTGCAGGTAGAGTGTAAGTACCAGTAAATGATGGTGCTGCCGCATCAATCGTATTCTGAATGGCTACAGTCATGATAGGCGCAGATGCACCGCTAGTTTCAGTGTAACTCATTGTTGACTCTTTATCAACCTGTGGTCTGAAGTCTAAACAATCACGTAGATTGTATTTGTATCCAGATTCTGAAACATATACAGGGATCTCACTCTCATCCACGCCTGTGTATGACGCAACGTGATAGAAACTTTCTGCACCAACTGGTTTAATGGTTTCAAAAACTTTAATGTTAATTTCAAGTTGTTCGTTGCCAGGACGTGGACGACCTTGAATATATTCAATATAAGAAAGATCGTAATATGCATCTTTTTGATTTGGATTCAAACGGAAAGACTTAGTAAAGTCGTCTCCTGCAGCGTTTTTAATCGAAACAATTTCATAAACATCTGGGAAACCCAAAGAAAACTTTCTACGAGTTGTAACGTGATCTAGGCGCAGCCAAGTATCTCTTGCAGACTTAGTGAATACTTGTGCATCAATTGCACGGTAGTCGTAGTAACAAATAACGCTAACCCCATCTGATACTACACCATTTGGTAGAGATACAGTGAGGTTTGAACCACCCAAAGAAGTAGAAGTACCTGTAGGAGTAACCTTAGTACCTGTGGACGTAACCACCAAAATATTATTTTGATTAAGATTAAAGTCAGTGCCCACACCTGTTTGCGTTGTAGTAATAGTGAATTCGTTACTGGTCACAACGTGAGTAGACTGTCCCCTGATTGGAACAATTAAATCGTCTTCATAAACATCATACAGATAATCCATACCAGTGTCGAAAATATATGCACGTTTGTCCGTACCTTTTAGAGTACTACCAACCGAAATTTCACCAGTTGTTGCCCCATCTATCTTCGCAACATCTACAAATCCTTTACCTGCATTCATAGAAATACCGAAGAGATATGCACGATCTTCTGTCAAGTTAGAGACAAAACACTCGCCAATCTTTGTGTTAGTACCATCAAGAAGATCTTGTGGTGATGATAGATCAATATTAACGTGTCCAGTAAACCCTGTAACATCAACATAGTTTCCATAGTTAAATGAAATTGGTTGTGATGTTTGGATTTCTGTATTAGATGGAGATTCTATTTCGAACGCTTGTGTGCCAACAGTCTCTGCACGATAACCTTTTACATATGCAGCGCCTGGATCTACTAGTACTTCCAATAATGCATTGTTGGCAGGGTTTCTTTCGACAGTAACAGGAAAATCTCTTACGATATAGTTACCAGACTCTTCGTATGTGCGTCTTGCAGTAACATCACCAAGGACATTATACTGAGAAATGTCACGAATACGAACTGCATTTCCGTTTTGATAACGAATTAGTGAGAAGAATGTGGAGTCTGCTTCAGCTTCTGCCGCCGTAAGTTTGGTTAGTATTGGAACGAGTTTAAGTCTATCTGCGCCTGGCGCATTCTCGTTAGTTGAACCGTTTGCGTTATCATACAAGGTATCATCTTGAAGATATGAAATCAAAGATTCATTAATTCTAAATCCAACTGATGCATCCGCAGGTTCATTGCTGTATTTTTCTACAACAAGAATTTGTTCGTCTGTATAAAGGAAATGTCCTTTTTGGAATAGAATACCTGGCGAGGATTGAATACCAAAAGAAGATCCTGTTGGGGTGTATGATGCACGTGCAACGTTAATCGAATCAACACCAGTTTCAACAGGAGTCAGTGGTTCGACTGTGCCTGCTTTATATGTGTATTTGTCAATACGGATTGTCTCACCTGCAGTAAATTCTTTCGCACTTCCTTCAGAGTTCAAGTATCTGATGAAGAAAGTGTTTAGATTTGGTGGACGAGTTGTAAACCCTGCAGAAGCATCAATGACTTGTGCACTAACTTGCGAGGTTTGACCGTAAAGAACATAAACAATATCTACCTCAGTTTCAACTCCGCCTAAAGTATCTTTGGTGGTAGTTCTATTACTGATATACGATTCTGGATTGAAATAGGTTTGATTTAATGTTTCTGAAGCTTCACGATTTTCAACCTTTACAAATTTAAGATCACTTAGGTTTGTGAAAACACAACCTTTAACAATACTACCTTCTTTAAAGATGTTGTCACCAAATTGTTCAACTTGGTTTTGTAAAGAAGTTTGTAACTGTGTAAGTTCACGTGCCTGAACTGAGTAGCCAGGTTTGAACAACACACGATAGAATTGCTTTTCGATGTCAAAGTCATCGAAGTATGGTGATACATTTAGATCTGTATTAATAGGCATTCTATCTGTTCCTTAAAATTCCATCACGAATTTAAATTCTTCTCGTGAGTTTTCTGTTCTTGGCAGTGGGAAGAAGTCTTCGAAAAAGTATATTCTTCCAGATCTTTGCACATAAGTTGGTTCTACTACGTTATTCGCTATAGGTGTATTTATTCTCATCAACTGACCTGTTTCGTTGCGCAAATTCAAAGTCAAATCTAGTGAGTTACTTGAATTCGCAAGGTTTTGATAAGGACCCATGTATTCTGCGAGGAATAAAGTGTTACTTGAATAATCGATATCATGAACAGTTGCTTGGAAAACAACTTCGTTATCAGAGTTTAACTGTTGCACAGTACCGTTGACTTCTGTCTTATCATAGTCATCAGTAGTAACTGCAATTCTATTATCGAATACTACTGGTGTGTTTGCACTTGGTATTACATTCCAATCAGAATCTCTAAATTCTGGATTCTTTACTAATCCAATAGTAGAGTATTCATTATTTGCACCAATTAAAAGATTATCCTCTCCTGTTATATATGCATAAACTCCGAAGTGATGACAATGAAATTCATCGATCAAATCGTGTGCATGTCCATCAATTGGGGAAAGAATTGGTCTCAAATCAGCACGTGTATCTGTTCTTGTTGGATCGCTTGGATCAAAATCGTAAAGTGGATCTACAACTCGTGCAACAATACTGTTATATGAAGAACCACGGTTCAACAAAGTTGTACTTCTAATTCTACCTAAATTATCAATAACTGGAATTGCAGATGCGCCAGTTCCGTCTCCTTCGATTTTGATCTTTGGTAGGATTTGCCATCTTGCGTTTGCAGACACACCCGCAGCTACTGGATCTCTCTCAACTCTAAATTCAACAAGACCAGTTGCAGTGTTATAACTGTAGTATTCAATGTCAAACAAATTTGTCACAGCGTTGTCATTGTTTGTGACATAAAGGGTTTGACCATAGTAATAATAAAAGATTTGAGAAATATCTTCATCGTCTGGTCTACCAATCATCACACCAGAAGCGGTTGGTGCTTGATCAAGCGAACCTTCAACCTTTGTGTAACCCAAGTTATCGTCTAGGTTTGTCACAAAGATATCTGAGACTTCTCCACCAGTTGTGTTTGCAACAGGATCTACAACAAAATCACTACTTCTAATTGGAATGAAACCAAGTGCATTATAAGCTTCGAATTGCAAATCTGATAGATCATAAATGTACTTCCAAAGATATCCATCCGCCGTTTGATAAATCTGACTATCTGTGTTTGCATTCCATGCAGGTGGCGCTTGAACTGGTGCACCATCGTTGTTATACAGACATTTAAATATTCTGTAGTCACCAGTATCGTTGTTTGTTGGACCAACTACTGCATAGAAGTTTTGGTCTTCTAAGTTAATTGCATCGTCGTACTGAGTATAGACCTGATCTCTCTGCCAAGGATAATACTTGATCATAAAGTGAACGTCATCAGGATCCACTTTTTTACCAAACAATATCTTTTCTTTGAATTCATTTTCTGAAAATCTTGAATTTTCAGCGTCGAGACGTTCGATACTAGAACACATGATATAGAAGTCATTGGACTTGATGTCTTCAATGAACAATCTAGTAGTGTCAGATTTAAATTTTGTTGTTAAAATCTCTGCCATGGTGTCTCTCTAATAATCATTTTTAATATATTTATGGTGTTAACCCATACGTTTTTTTCTGCGTGGATATGATTGCTTTGTATCATTGTAATTATTATAATGGAAATTGGATCTAAATGCAGAGGAAGCTCTTTGTTTAGTGTTTCTTGTTACAAAATATGGGACGAATATTCTTTTAGTTGTTGATCCCCAAAGATCCATTACTTCGTTACCACCGTTTTCGTATTGTCCCTCTTCAATTCTGTTGTAGGTTGATGCAGCATTATAGGTTCGTGGACCATAAAGTGCATTAGGTGGAGTAACACCCGCATTAGAGTAATCAAACTCATTAGTACGTGCTAATGCATCAGCAGCACTGTTGGTTGTGGTGGGTGGCAGATCAAGCATAACTTCTTTACCATTTTTTTGCATATAGTCTAAAAGTTGTTGATGTGTGGGGTATTCACCGAACGTATCAAAGTGGTAATCTACAAACAATGCGGCAGCACCCGCAGCTACTGGGGCAGCACAACTAGTTCCACTAAAGTAATCCCACTCTCCATCAGGAAGAGTATAGCTACCTCTTCCAGTTCCACCTGCTGAAGACCAAGTGTATGCACCAAACGCCCAAATGTCAATATGTGGACCACGATTACTATAAGGATCTGGTACAGGATTTATAGTACTGTGATGACATGCACCAATACTGTAGTGATTTAGACTTCCTACAGTACGATATGTTTTTGTATATCTTTGAAGATCTTGTGTTGTGTTAGTTTCGTATGTAAAATCATATAGTCCGTCAACATCTGTGAATGGACGGATCACATCGATATTCGCATCCATTTTAATGTAATCGTTCAGACGTGGATCACCAGCCTTAACAGACTGTGCACCACCAAAGTTACCTGCACTTTTAAAGTAGTATATGCTTCCATCACTAACCCAATTTGTAAGCATAGAGTTATAGGTACTACTAGGTATTTGGTATGGACACGAAATCCACCACTCATTTTGAGCAGTGGTTTGGTCATACGCAATCCTTGGCATCAAACCTGCATTGACAAAGGGAGTCAAATCAGAACCCCATCCACCCACTGGTCTCTGAACTGTTGTTAACATTCCATCGTCATCATAGGAACCAATTTCATTGATGTCTTTAACTCTGTACATGTAGTTATGGTCTTCTCCACCATATCCCCATGCACCAGTGACAATGGTTGCATTTCTTCTACCAGTGACTGGATTAACTGGTTTCGTTTGGTGCCATGATAATACTGCATTATGCACTGTGGTTACACCATCAGAAAGATATATGACACGTATACTTGAAACCGCAGCCCATCCACATGTCTTGCCCGCTGCAGTACTTATAACACCTATTGCGTGATCTGAAAATCGATTACTATTAGTTATTTGATTGTTTCTTGCATCATTTACAGAAGCACTAATATCAGACCAATCCATTCTAACAAACCTAGTGTTAGTAGTAGGAGTAGCGTCATCTTGAGAATCTGGGTGGTCTTCCCAAACATCATTCGCTGCAACTGGCGTACCCGCTTCGATTGCAACGATGTCTACATATTCACCTGCATAGTTTCTAGTAATATTTTGATCTTCGAGATAAGCATCTTCATTGAATGGACTAATTTGAAAAAATCCTATTGGACCTGAGTTTCCAGAAATCTCTTGGTCACTAGATAAAAACTTGAAAGTCGAAGTGATGTCTGCACCATTTTGTGAAGTGATCCCAAATCTCGTAAGGTAATTAAAGTCAACATCAGTACGTACTGTATAAGTTTCTATAGGAACATCTTCTTTCTCTACTTCCATGATACGGTCAGATGCACGTAATTCTTCAGCTTCTTCTTCAGTCAACATCATACAAACAAGACCTTCAAGTGCATCAAGTGTATCATACACTTCCATGTCACAACATTCTGTTTCCAAAACAGAATCCTGTTCTTCACAGTTGCAAAGGACGATGTTGTATCTAGATTTCATCTTATGCGTCTTCCAGTTTCAGTCCAGTAATAGTCACAGTAACTGTGCCAGTAGTACCAGAACGGTTGGTTACTCTCACAGGAATATCATTTTCTGTTGGTCTATTATCGACAAAACCGAAGATCGCTGGGGTGATGACGAATGTCTCCGCCGCCGTTGAAACAAATTCTGCAACGACTCCGTCACCCTCTACTGGATCTGTACCTATTGGACGACTTACATCTGCAGTACGTGCTGCATCGTCTTTATAAATTCTAACTCTTGCACCTTTGTCGACTTGAACACTATACAAACAGTATGATACACCCAAGTTTGCAAAATCAATGTTTGTTTCTGCATCATCTGCAATACTTGCAGAGGTTACTGCTTGTGTAACACGTGATGGTGTAAATCCACCAGACGCAGTTGAGTTGATTGTGATTGAGTCTGTGCCTGTATCAGTTTGAATTGTAATATTCGAACCTGCAACAAGGTTTAAAGTGTCTGCAGTAGAATCTGCAACAACACTAGGTTGACCTGCAACAGCAATAGTAGAGAATGTATTCGCAGCTCCACCAGTACCACCAGTCGCAGTAGATACGAATGTGATAGTATCATTTGCAGCGTCAGTGGTAATAGTCATACCAGTACCTGCAATAAATGTCAAGGTATCTGTTGTAGCATCTGCGACAACATCTGTTTGACCTGCGACACTAATTGTACCAAATGTATTTGCACTACCGCCTGCTGCAGCTGCATTTACCCATGCAGAACCATTGTAACTTAGAACTTCTCCACTTGCAGGAGCAGTAATAGTAACATCTGTAAGATCGTTGATTGCACTTGCGCCTAAAGAAATGTCTTTAAATTCAAATATTCCATTTCCATTGGCAGTAAGAACTTGACCAATAGTACCATCTGCAATACCATCAAGATCTAACAACCCAAACCCAGAATTGTTTGCGTCTGTCAACATTCCAGTGTATGCAACGTTTGCAAGACTGTCTGCATATGAAGTTACATCGTTATTGGCATTATCAGTTAGAAGTTTGCGCCACTGACCGTGAGCATAGTAAAGTGCACCAGTCGAGTGAACGTGTGCGATACACCCATGATAAGTACCCGCACTTAGCGCATATAAATCCGCCTCAGTATCAAGTAAGAAAGATATTTTGTTGTGAACATTAAGAACTTGAAGTTCCTGATCACTGTTGACCATATTAAGTAGTGTATCATTACCCAATCCACCCACTGCACGATAAATCTCATTCGTATTATCGTTAATTTTATCCATGGCGACACGTAACGGATCACCTGTTCCATCATTGGGTGCTTGACCTATATCTACTGTTTGCTTTGCCATTTTTTCTTCCTAAAAAGTGTTTTTAATTATTTATGTAACTGTAATTGTATTGTTCATACTACCATGGTTTGCACACTGATAGTAATATGTTCCTGCAACTGCAGTCCACTGAAGAACTGCACCACCTTGTCCAGTTACATTTGGCAACTGGTTACCTGTTCCCGCACCTTGTGTCGTCTTCAGATAGAACGGATGAGAACTTTGTGTACCACTGTCAATGTTAAATTGAACCCTATCACCTACATTGAATACTAATGGTGGTTGTGCACCATTGATGTAGTTTGTGGATCTATCTGCACCATTGATCACATAATCAAATATTGGTGTACTAATATTAATAGTGTGCGTTGGCGAGAAGTTCAATGATGTATCGTTAAGTGTATAATCTGGTGATGTATACACAACAGGACCAACACCGCTACCAGTTCTTAGTGTAACGTGCCAAGTTTCTGCGCCTTCCGTGAAGTTGTCTGCAACTGCAGCCACAGAGAAACCACCGACACCATTGTTCATGACAATATTACCAGATTGGAAGGAGAAGTCACTATCACGATCTGGTCTTGGACCAATCGCCCAATACAATGGAGTACCATTTGGCCATCCAGGCACAGAGACACTAAATGTTTTTGTTGCACCCTCATCCAATGATGTTGAACCAATTGGAGTAACGGTGTAAGTATAACTACCACCACCACTAACAGATGAGTCATTATCAGATGTGACAACTTCTGTATCTGAAAAGATATTAGAAAAGTCAACAGTTAAGTTGTTAATATCACCAATATCTAGTGGTGATGTAGACTCACCATCGTCATTAAAGATACGAAGGAATCTTTGTTTTACACCAGATTTTTCAGGACCTGCAGCAAACTTTCTTTGGTAATAGAATTTACCAAACATTTTTGTACCCGCAGTATGCATGTTTTCTCTTAAGAAGTCCTCATATACAGGTTGTCCCAACATACTACGGATCTCGTAAGAATACTCTTGGTAGTAATCACTATCTTGAATTCTCATAGAAGAGTCAAAATACGCATAAGTATTTGCGCTATCTACTTCATAACCATTCAAGTGAGAAGTAAAGTCTGACCAATACCCCTCTGTAACACCTTGTGTTTCTGCAGTAATTGTACCCTTCGCAACACGAATATTGTTATTTGCAAGATATGCAGTTCCACCATTAACATATCCAAATCCTGAGTTGAATATTTTCGCAGATGCAATCTTACCTGTAGCGAACTGAACTTCCGCATCAATTTCTGCGTTGTCACCAAAGTTTCTAGATTCGTAATCTCTTTCAACTCCTAAGATATTAAATCTTTGAGCGTTAGGTCTGATGACATCGTTTGTTCCTGTAAATCCATAGTATGCATAAGGCGTGAAAGTAACCGAACCAACTTGGGTGTTACTACTACGAACAATACCTCTAACATTTGTGTTAGCTTCTGTGATAATTTCACCAATATTAAACGAACCTGCAGATGCAGGAGTAGTCAACTGAATAATCTGGTCCTTACGATCAAAGATCATCATCTGACTATCTTGTGCAATCGCCCAAACATCGTTCGTGTAGTTGACGCCTGGATCGACGTTTCTGAAGATATCGATTCTACCAATGTCGAAAGGTGTTAAGTCAAACGCTTCGTTCAATGGTGTTGCAAGTGTCACTGGATTTGCAGTACCAGACATTGCTTGTCCTGCAGGCGGAACATCGTTGTAGTTAGAAGAGTTAATTAAAACATTAACGAATGGTTGGATTGGATCTGTGATGAGAGAAACAGTTTCGACATCGTCAATGACTGCAATGACTTGCGCATTCGCATCCTGTGGTACACCATCTGGATATAAAATACCAGGCGAACTAGAATTCTTATTGGTAATATCAGCATATAAAATATCTGTATTACCATAACTTCTACGACGAATCGTGGGAGATTGATCAGCATCAAACTCTTCACTGTCATTCATCTTTACTGCAAGTGCGACCTCGTTGAACCCTGTAACAATACCTTCATTACCAAAGTTATCACCAATTGTTTCTCCAATTTCCCAATCTGTTGACTGAGACGATCCCGCAAGAATAACAACTTGATCACTAACAAGTAATCTAGTATTTTCTACCGTGTATCCAAACCCACCATCAATATATTCATATTCAACATAACCTGTGATATCGTTTGTGATGCCAGTAACAATTGCACGCCCACCATAACCATAGGTTCCTTCAACTTCGAAAATATCACCTACTTCATTACCTGTGGTTGCGCCACTCCATCTTGTATCAATGGTTATATCGTTCAGAGATCCATTAATTTTACCAAAGGAAACAGTTTCCCCGCCAATCTGACACAACACATCATCATATTTTACAAAACTACCTTGCAAGTTATCGATGTAAATGATTGGTGTAATAATGCCGTTCAACAAAACAAAGTTAATTTTGTTTACAGAAGCCTTTGCACCAGTTGTTGAACCTATGATGTTTCTTCCAAGTAAATCTAAGTAAGAATATTCAACGCCTGTTTTGGAAGAAAATTCGTTACTATTTGGAAACATCTGTAAGAAAGTACCAGTCCTCCAAGTCGATGCCGATGACTTAAACATTTTTTGTGCAGGATAATAAACATCAATATCTTCTTGATAGAAAATTCTAAAGAAAAGTTTGATGCCTTGTTCTGTACCCTTTGAACGATACAAGTCCATAATGTTTTTAATAATAAAGGGGACTTGTGATTCTTTTAATGGTAGATCCGCAAGAAATTTTCTTTGCCAATGAATAACCATACTCGACAATGTCGTAGAAATATCACGATATTCAAAAATTCTTCTGATGTTATAAACAGATTGATTTGTGTCTGTTTCTAAAAAGGCATAATAATCTTTGACAAGTTGCACAAGTTCTGGTCCGAACTCTTTATAGAGTGCGGGGAACTGCGCATCAATGAAGAATGATATCTTCTTTAGAATTTCTGCTTGGTTATAATCTGCCATTTATTAGTATCCACTGCTTCCACCTTGGGATGATGAGTAAACAGATCCACCTGCACTGCCTGAACTTCCGCTACCACCAGTTGTTCTCGTGATAACTCCACTTGCATCTGGAGCATCAAGAATTACTGGATCTTGTGCACTATTTTGAATTCCTGCAACAAGCTTATTGTCCAAGTACACATTAACACGAACATCTTCGTCACGAATTAAGAACACTCGTCCGTTAGGTGAAGTGATGTCATCTTGTTTTGTATTTGCATAAATTTTAATTGCAGCGCCTGGATAACTCTCTGTTTCAAAGTTAACCAACTTAACGTCACCTGTTTCATAGTTTACTGTACCCGCACTTGGGTTTACAATCTGTGGATTTGAAACATCATCAGTAACAATCTGAATATTACCTTGACCATCGTCTTGGAAAAATACACAAATTCCATTTTGATCAAAGACACTAGAAACAATTGCAGGAGTGTAGTTTGTAAATCCCTGCGATTGATTGTATGCATATGGACGAATTAATTCAGTACCAAATACAAATCTTGGGTTATATAACTGATTAATTGTTGGTGAGAATTCAATAATAGGTTTTGCTTTTATAGCATTACTATCAATAGCAGTGTCGATGTCATTCAATTCTTTCGACAATCTTGAAAGTCTTAATTTAGATTTAAATTTATTCAAATTATTTGTAGAGTGTTTCGATACCACATCTCTAACCAACGATTCGATTTGATCGCCAGATTTTTCTGTTTCTTTTTGAGTATAATAAACATTAATATTCAGATCTGCATACAAGAATTCTGTTTTAACAAAGAATGGTTCAATCGTCAATGGTGTACGGTTCTTCAAGAATTCGATGTACGAGTTTGCAAGTGTCTGAGAAATCAACTGTGCATTGTCATTCAAATAAACACTGATTGCAACCTTACCAAACTATGGCTGTGCCAGTTCGTCACCACCATATGCAGAAACCGCATTAATCTCTGGGAACTCTTGTTTCAAAAGGATCTCATAGTCATTGGTTGTGATCGCTCGATCTTGAATCTGCAATGCTTTTGGTGCATTAGTTTTGATGCTATCGATAGATTCTCTTTCCGCACCACCTGAAGCTGCTTGCACCGTAGTCACGGTGATCTGCACATTAGATAAGAAAGAAGATGTGAATTTATTTGCACCATTCGCTTCTGGTCCACTTGTAATACGGTAACGTACTTTCACGTCTTCGAATTCTGATGGTTGTAGACCGAATACGTTACCACCAAAGTAAATGTTGTAACGGTTATCAAAATAAGGTTCTAGATAGAATACTTTGTCGGTTGGTCCCACCCCAAAAATATCTGTTCTGTATGTAAAGACGTTCTGGTCTTCTGTTGCTTCTGCGTCGATAAAACAAACGATAGAGTCTGTATCCACTTCTGGGTTAGAGAGTGCAACACGCAGAACTCCGTTATCATCAACAAGGAAACCTTCACGTTCGAAAGAAGCAAGGACTTCACCCTCAAAGATTTCTATATCTCCCGACTCCCATACATTCGGTGCAGTTTTACGTGCAACATACGTTTCATTAGTCACGAAGTTATATGTTGTTCCCAAAAACGATGTTGTGAACTCAGTATATGTCGGAATAACGACAGTCTGGTCTGTAATAGTTCCCTGTGGATCGTCAATACGAACACGAACAACCGCTTTTGGTGATTTGCGAGAACGAGGCAGATAGTTGAGTTCTTTTGCATGTGAGATTACAGAGTTGCGCAAAATCGCTGAGTCAAGAAACATCTCAGATATTGCCATGTTGGTGTAGAAGTTATTATGATATGTGTTGTATGCGAGGACATCCAACAACACACTCATGTTTGACCCTTCAAAGTTATAGTCTTTGAATTGCGTTTGTGATCTTAAGTAATCTTTGAGTTGATCCTTGGCTGCTTCAAAGTCAAGTTCAACTATTGGTGTTGGAGTCGCCATTTATCTTGTCCTCTCTAATATCACATCAAGCGTGATTGGCTGTTCTCTGTTACTGATGTAAAATCTTACATTAACATATACTTCGTTTTCATCTAAAGAACCTGCGGCGGTGACATCAATAATGTCTGCACGTGGTTCATATATTTCCAGTGTAGTTTGGACACGATCTTTAATCAGTTCTAATGTTGCAGGTGTAAGATTTTCAAAAAGAAGTTCTTTTAGTCCCGCACCAAGATAAGGTTGCATTAAACGTTCACCACGATCTGTCAACATAAGGTTACGCATAGCTTCTTTGACTGCGTCTTCATCTCTTGTGACCGCAAGATCATCTGTTAAAAGATTAATCTCTAAATCCTTTTTAAAGTCAGAATAAAGATTAATCTTTTTTGTTTGTGGTGTAAAAACATTTAATGTCATTTTACTTTACCTTGGGTTTCTTTCTACAGTATCTATGTGAACGAAAGAGTTGTATCTTTTGATAAATTTAAATCCACATCTCCTTGCATCATCAATAAACTTCGACCTACTCCAATTTCCCCACGCAACATCAATTGCATTTCCTTGCATGTGTTGTGAGTTCCATGCTACACCATAGTTCCAACCACGCCCTTCAGTGTATGTTCCACGAGACTTACCTTGTCTTCTGTATCTTTCTCTAAGTGCCGCTTGATATTGTTCACTTCTAAATCCACTATTGATAGTCAACTTTGCACCAGTTAGTCCTTGCAGTCTCATAAGTTTTGCTTTCACATCTGGATTTATACCAGTCCATCCTCTTTCTCCCATACCCGAAGTGAATGCAATTCTTGGATGGTTTCCATCCTTAATTTCATCCCAAGTAGGTATGTCCCCAAACTCACTAGGTAGTGGTGGGTGGGGATTGTTTGGTGCTTCACCAGATGGTGTGTGGTGTTGTGATGGTGCAGCATCAACTTCTCCGCCACATCCACCATAAGTATCTGGTAGTCTTGCAGGGTTACTTACTGTAGGATCTGTCGGTTCGTCTTGTGGATTGTCGTTTGTTCCTGTACTTGGGGGCGCTTGCCATTGTTCTCTCATTCTATTTATTTCAGTTTGTCGAGTTTCAGAATCAAAACGAACTGCACCTGCACTGACCGCAGCTGCAGTAGCTAAGTTGGAAACTCTTTCTAAACGACCAACAATTCTTTGATACTTAAATGCATAGTTGTCCATTGGTGTTTTGATGTCTTTAATCAACGCTTCAATGTTTGACACAAAAGCACAAAATCTTGCAATCAAAAACTGAATTTCTTCCAAAGATGGATTAGAGAAAAGTCCAACCGCATAATCAAAAAGTGCTTTTACCTTTTCAACCAAACCCTCTTTATTTTCGTCTGTAAGAATGGCAGAAATGTCATCTTTAATCTGTGCAGCTTTTGCAAATACCTTTTCGTTGATGTATGTTTTTATTTCACCAATAGTTTCTTCAAGATCAAAGTTTTTAACTGCATTCACTACCGACTCAAAAGTTTCTTCAATAACCTGACCCACTTTTTCTTTAATAGATTCGATAAGTGCTTTTACTGTTATCTTTTCAATGATCGCTTTAATCGGATCTTCAAGGTTTCTAATTTTATTTAAGAATGCAATTGCATCATTGATGAGACCTGCAACAGAACCAATAATAGTAAAGAAACCACCAATTGCGCCAAATACCTGAGGCATCATACTACAAAATCCACCAAGAATACTTGAATTAGGATCTTTATAATATGAATTCAAATTTTTTAATAGGTTCAAGTCTGCAAGTGTAGACGCAGTTTTAATCTTAGGTGGGGTGTAATTATACGCACCACAAAAGTCTGCGAATTCAATTGTGGAAATAGGGCCCTTTTCAAATCTTTCCAACACTTCAGGATAGTCTGTTAATTGACTTCCACTTAAAAAGTTATTAAAATCTGTTAACGATTCATAAAATGCATTTCCATGAAGAGAAACTTGAAGATCTACAGGATCAGTTAAACTGTCTGTTTTGATCCCTTCTAAGAATTCTGCTTTATAATTTTCAATAGCATATACGTTCAGTTCCCCACCATTACTGATGGGAGCACCGCCAAGTCTCTGTCTGGACTGATATATCTGATCGTTTAAGTCAATACAATTACTTTTTGCCATCTTTATTGTTCCTCAAAGTACCAAAGACTAGAATCTTCTGGATCACTTGGATTAGATTGTAATGTATAATTCGTGTTACCTATCTTATATGTATTCCCAACCGTTAGATTTTCTTTCTCTAATTGTGCGACACCCATATTGTCGAAGTAGTTACTACCTTCTTCTTCATGAGATGGGTCTGCACTATCATCTGTTGCCATAGATACTGGTGCATCCATTGATGCGATTTCAGAGTTAACAATCGCAGTAGACTTTGCGGGTGGTTCTGGCATCTGAGTTTGTTCTGCGATTTGCGCATCCTCTGCTTCTGCCGCTTCTGATTCTACTGAAGATCCACTTGCAAGATCGATAATACCACTGCCTGGATCAACATTAACTGCATCCCCCGCTTTGAGTGAGAACGTCTCGTCTGTTTGGAATTGGATATTCTCTGCAGCCTTGAAGTTGAAACCTGCGTCTGTTGACTGTTGCCAGAAACCATCCGTAGATTCAAACTTGATAAATCCATCAGACTTTCCGTGCCACTCTTCCCCTATGTGTTGGAACATCTTCTTCGCAGTCATAGAGAACGCAATAGGTGTTGTCATTTTGATTTCTTTTTTACCAAAGATTTCTAATGTGGAAACGTTTGCGTCCAACATCACGTCTGCGGCTCTCATTTGCAACTGATCACTTGCGTTAACAAAGAAGGAACCACCAACACCAAACTGTGCGTTTCCACGTACAATCATGTTGTAGTCACCTTCGATCTCTTCAGTTTTATTACCTCTGACATAGACATATGCATCACTATTGATCGTAACCATACTTGGACCACCAACATACACATGTTGTTGTCTGTCGTTGATTTCGTATTTGTCGCCCACAGACTTGTGTGTGGTAGATCCACGTGAATCAATTTGCACATACGATCCTTCGTTGTGGTAAATCATAATGCGTTCTGCGCCTGGCGTGTCGTCTATTTCAATTGAGTGTTTTGCAGTTGATATGACACGGTTGTATGGATACCTTGCACCGTATGCAGGACTAGGTTCACTCCATGTTATTTGTTCGTCCTCGTTTGGTTCTACTTCCTGTTGACCTGCAATATATACATTTTCAACACGGTTCATCTCTTGTTGAAGAACATAAGTTTCTTCCAAGTTTTCACCACGTGCAAGTCGTGAGTTTTGTGGTTGTCCAAAATCTTCTGGTCTTGCGCCCTGCGCTAGTAGTTCTCCGTTACAATCTGGTACGACACCCCATCCATTTTGTTCTGGGTTGATGGGTTCTGCAAATTGTGAAGGAATAAGTCCAAGTACAAGTGGATGTTGCGCTGCACGTCCGTCCAAAAACATTCCGTATACAAATGAATTCAATGGTGGCACAGATCCGTTTGGATCATAGTCACCCTTTGCACAGATTGCCCATGGAAGTTCTGGGGTTGGGATCTCCGAGTTGTCACCGTGAATACCAAACGCACGAACTTTGATACGACCTTCGAAGTGAGGGTCTCTGTTGTTTTCCACCACACCAATAAAAAATAGTGGGTTAGTTATGCCAATACCCGATTCCATCATGGTCTATATTCTCCACTCCATCCATACTTGGCAAGAGACGCATTTGTTGTCATCACATCGTCTTGCAAAGAATGTGATATAGATACAATTAAATAATTACCAGACAACTCGTCATTATAAGGTGAGTCTGGTGTAGAAGCAATTGTAAACTTTGGTAATCTTACCGATATAATTTTGCCTGGCCTTAGATCTAATCTTGACGCATTCAAACTAACAGAAACTATTGTTTGTCCTAAGTGATGAGTATAAACACTTCTGTTTTGAAGAATTTCTGGATAGTGTTGATTAGATCTTAGTGTTTGTCCGTTTTCATCATACCAGTCTTTGAACACAAGCATTCTACGTGCATTTTCATCTGTAAAAGTTTCTCTAATATATTCTTCTGTATGAGGTACATTTCTCAAAGATGTTTTTTGACCAGACATATCAACGTAGTCTGCATCTTCAATGTAATCATAATCGATGTTTCTTGCACGTCTTCTTCCTAGATCTACTTCTATGACTTTGTTTCTATAACCACCACTATGCAAATCAGTTGCGGTATTTACACGTGAAGGGTTTTTGAAAGCCTTAAAAGATTTCACTTGCAATTCTGCATCTTGTCCGTCTTGGGAGTTTTGAACGTTGTAAGAAAATTCTTCAATGGTTTGATTATTTTCTAATCCATGTTGAATCATAAATTCGTCTGTAACAAACCAATAACCTGTAAAAGTTTCGAAAAATCTAAAGGAACAAGAAGGCGAACTTTGACTGAAAGATCTTTGTGTAAGAAAATTCATTGCATCGCTGGGTGGTAGATTGGGAATAACGCACTGCATCACCCCCTCTGTAGGTTGTATGTAAAAAGGTTTTCTTTGTCTACTACCTAGATCGGTTGTTCTAAATTTCTTTGCATTGAAAGGAATGATTTCATTTGGAGCGCTTGTGTCCTCTACAAGTCTGCCGTTTGCATAATACTTTTTAAAGATCTTTTCTGCAATTTCAGAAGCTGGAAGATCAACGAACGCTTCACGTACTCTTCTTAAACCTGCAGTATAACTTATTTTGGAAATAAAGTTTATCGTGAATGTTACCCCAGAAAGGTTTTCGAGTGGCGAGACTTCTGTGATACTAAGAATTTGTGCCGTGATTTTAAGAGGATCTTCCATCTTACCATCGTAAGTCTCCACTTCGAAGGTTAGTTTTTCTTCTCCTCTAAGTTTAAACCCCTTTCCTTCCAACAAACCCGAAGAATCCAAAATGCGCATAGAACCAGTCCACGCACTAGAATTAATACTCTGCGTGAAGTCAAGTCTGGTGCAAAGTTTTGTAATATCTTCTTCTGCGTTTCCGTCATGAGGAGTTACTACAATATTTTTCCAAACAGCATATGTTGGGTTAAATTCTGCCATTTATTATTCGTCGCTAATAGATTCAACGAACTCCCTTGTTAACTGTGGTAAGAATCTATTATCAAAAAGAAAAATATCTTTCTTTGCTTCGTTTCTATCTTTCTCATATTCGTAGATACGATATTCTTTCCACTCATCAGGAATAATACGTTTAATAATAATCTTACGTCCCTGTTCTGTACGAAGAATTACACGATCTTCTTTTCTTAGATAGATCGTTCTAAATGATTCTGGTGCAAGAATAACCTGATCAACTGCCATATCTTATACTTCCTTATAGTAGTAAACGATATTTTCATCGTTACCTTCTTCTTTTGTCCAATCGACAACATCATCTCCTGTCTCACCAGAAACTTCCCCATATTTTGCAATGAGATATTTGTTGAAGGTTTCCTCGTCCATAGGCCATTCGTAATAAGGATCGATAATTTGATTGGCCATATATACCAACCAAACATAATCTACCGACCCATAATAAAACTGTGCGACATCCTCTGCACGTTCATTTTGTTTGACAGTATATGGCAGATACAACATTGGATTGGTAGAAACACTTTTAAGAAAATTGTTTCTTCTAGTAATGTCTCTCACTTTCTTACCATTGTAATCTACGATTGGAAAGTTTTCAAAATATTTCGCCATATCTTATCCTTTTAGAAATCAGCTGGTAGTTGGTTTGCTTGTGCACTTACCACATCACGTTCACCAATAACTTCTTCAACATCATTACGGTTATGTGCCGACATTTCTTGAAGTTCAACAGAAAGTGTTACAGAACCAGGCACACCACCTTGCATGATTGGGACAGTACCCGCAGAGTTTTCGTAACTTATATTAACTGATTTAATCATACATGGTTTGTATCTTGGGAAATACTCTGGATTTGTTCCAACTAGTTTAATCTCTACAGTAGATGGATATTTCAAAAACGTTTGTTCAAATACACCATCAACCAAGTCTTGTGTTTCTGGTAGTGCGTTTCTCTTAAACAGTTTCGTAATCTTGTTAATCGTCTCTGTCTCTTGTCTATTAGAAGGGTATAGTTCCCAAGTGAAAGAATGAGATTTTAAATCAACACCTTCAAACGCAAGCGCTTCTTTAGGGTTGACTGCAGTTCCTGTTACCATGTCGATAGTTCGTGCCATGTCTCCACTGAGTTTACTAGTGAGAGTTCTCATTAAGTATCCAGCTGCTGCAGTAGCAGTAGCGGTGTCTGTGTTCATAATTCCTTCTAATCCTGAAGTAAGAGCACCCATTGCTTGGGATTGTCCTTCCGCCGTAAACATACTGACTGCTCCTGCACCTACGTCTTGGATAAGTCCTGCAACTTCGCCTGCTTTAGCCATAAGAGTTTCACCAAGCGCCGCATTATTGTTGAATACACCTTGGTTTGACATTGCATTCACAACTGCTTCAGTAATTGCATTACGTTCAAACGCATTAATACGTAGAGAAGTATTATCTTGTAGTTGTTTAGGGAATGGGAGTTCTATACTACCAAACCCACTAATGGTTGAAGAGATCGCATTGGATCTTTGACCAATACCCCTTCCGACATTACGACTTCTTTGAGAATAGAAAGAAGGACTGTTTTCTGATCTAGTGTATCCTTTGTAGTCGTATTCCTTGAAAACGAACAGAATAGAGTGCCCCGTTTTGTTTTGAGGAAAGGAAAACAATGTTGGATTGCGGGCATATGAATCTTTGAGACGCATAACCTCTGGTCTGTTACTTCCTGCCATTTGATTAAAACCTTATAAATACCTATTGAGTAAATCTATTTATAAACAAAAAGTGAAATTGGTTATGGCATACAATGGTAGATTCCGTCCAAAGAATCCGAAAAAGTATAAAGGCGACCCAACTAACATCATATATCGTAGTTTATGGGAGTTGAAATTCTTTAAATGGTGTGATGAACATCCAGATGTAAACTGGTGGCAGTCAGAAGAATTGATTATTCCCTACAGATCACCTGTGGACAATCATATTCATCGATATTTTCCTGATGTTATTGTGAACAGAAAAGATCGTGATGGTAACTTAAAGACAGTTGTGGTTGAAATAAAACCATACAAACAAACGTTACCACCAGATCCTAGAAAGAAAAACGCAACTCCTACAGGACGTGTGTCTCGTAGATTTCTAAACGAAGTCAAGACTTGGGGGATCAATGATGCAAAGTGGAAAGCAGCAAGAGAGTATTGTGCAAAACGTGGTTGGGAGTTTGTCATCATGACAGAAAAAGAACTAGGGATAAAGTAATGAAGTCGTATACAACATTCATATCAGAAGGCATCAAACTGAAACTCATTCGTGGGAAAGATCAAGATGTTCTGAAGATGTGGAACAAAGGCGATAAGAAGTGGGTTGAACTTAGAGGTAAACCTGGCTTCGAAAGAAAGTACGATCCTAAAGATCCACTGCACAAGGCAATTAATGCGTTGGGTAAGTCTGCAAACATCTCTGACTTCGTGAACGGTGATGAAGTGAGTGTCAACCCCAATCACCCAGACGGTAAGAAGGCACTCGCAACCATCAAGAAGTTGATGAAGGAATGGGTGTGTGGTCAGTGTTTTAACGAACCCTGTACATGTGAGACAGAATAATGGCAGCAACCCTCTTTAACGACATTCTACTTAGAGGTATTCGTTCAGGGCAAGTTCCTGCACGTGAATCTTCTGCACGACAGTGGTACAGAGATACTGCGCAGAAGGCAGTTAAGAAGGGACCAATTAACTCTGAGGTAGTTCAAACTCAGTTGAAAGACAGATCATCCAACAATCTTGCATATGGAAATATGTACTTTTTTGCGTATGAAGCAAAACACAAAAAGACTCTTCCATATTACGATAGGTTTCCTTTGATCTTTCCCATTGGTCCTGCACCAAAAGGATTTATGGGTATTAACATGCATTACCTACCACCTATTTTACGTGCAAAACTTATGGATGCACTATATGATTTGACGACAAACGATAAGTATGATGAAACAACTAAACTTAAACTTTCGTATAAAGTACTTAATGGGGCATCGAAATACAAAGAGTTTAAACCAACAATTAAACACTATCTGAATAGTCAGACAAGGTCTAAATTTTTCTATGTCAATCCTGTAGAATGGGACATAGCTTTATTTTTACCAACTGCGAACTTCGTGGGTGCATCGAAGAACAAGGTCTACTCAGACTCTCGTAGAATCATAAGGAACGGATAATGCGCATATCAGAATTTAAATCCACATTTGATAAGTTTGGGGGACCTTCTCACGCTAACTTATTTCAAGTTACAATAACAGGATATCCATCTGCAGTCAATAGTGTGATTGGACCAAGGGATCTGACGTTCTTCTGTAAGACTGCACAGATTCCTTCTGTATCCCTAAACGTTGCAAACTATGAATCAGTCGCTGCACTACCAAAACAATTTCCAATGAGTGTACAGAATACTGCAGTCAACACAATCTTCATGGTTGACAGCGACCATCAGATATTGAGGTTCTTTCATTCATGGATGCAAAGTGTTATCAACATTGGAACTGCAGGGGGTAACTTATCAGAAGACAATGGTAAACTTCCATTTGAAATTGGTTACAAAGATGAATATTCTTGTCGTATCAGTATTAAACACTTTTCGACAGATCAAGATCCAAGTAGATATTATGAAGTCATTTTAGATAAAGCATGGCCAAGTCAGATTGGTGATTTGGATCTTGCATGGGAATCTAATGACTCCTACCTTACACTTCCTGTTCAGTTCTCATATGATAGAATTGAATACTCTGGTCTCAGAGCAGGATCACCAACTTCAAGACTAGGACGTGGGGCTGGTTTCTTCGACATCCTTGGTGCAGTTGCAGGATTTGCAGGGGTGGTACAACAAACAGTCAACCAAGGTTTCCTTGGTGACAGTATTCAAGATACAGTAAACAACTTCCAACGTTTAAACAACTCATTTAATAACCTAACACGAAGTATAGGAATTTAACAGGAGAACTATATTATGTCTTTACCTAAAATTGATCTACCTATTTTTGAATTGAAACTTCCATCATCTGGTAGAAAAATCAAATACAGACCCTTTACGGTCAAGGAAGAAAAGATTCTTTTGGTTGCACAAGAATCTAATGACCGTGAACAAGAACTCATTGCAGCCAAACAAGTCGTACAGAACTGTCTAGTAAAAACAGATGTATCCAAACTAGCAATGTTTGACTTGGAATATGTCATGATGGTTATCCGTGCAAAGTCTGTGGACAACCAAATTAAATTTATGATCAAAGATCCAGACACTGAAGAAACAGTAGAACTAGAACTTAATATTGATGATGTGTCTATCGTCAAAGATAAGGATCATAGTAAGAAGGTTAAAGTCAACGAAGAGTTCACTTTGTTTTTGAAATACCCCACAATTGATGAGTTCCAAAGAATTATCATGATGGATCCCAACGATCCTCTTGCAAACTATCACATCATGACATCTTGTCTTGATCAGTTGGCATCTGAAAACGACACTTATAGTTTTAAAGACTATAGTCAAGATGATATCGATGAATTCATGAACAATATGACTGGTGATGTTATGCAGTCTATTCAAAAGTTTTTTGAAACCATGCCAAAACTTCGTCATGAAATGAAATACAAGAACTCTAATGGTGATGATAAAACCTTTGTCATTGAAGGATTACGAAGTTTTTTCGTCTAATGCTGTGCCATCTGAGTCTGAAAGATTACTATCAGATTGTGTTTTCACTGGTGCAGCATCATAAATACTCAATATCAGATATAGAAAATTTGATGCCGTTTGAAAGAGATTTATATTTTGCTATGTTGATACAGTTCTTGGAAAAACAAAAAGAAGAAGCGCAGAAGAGAAAATAAATGGCTATCAGTAAAGAAACAGAAGCGATTATTGAACGTCTAAAAGCAGAAGGACAGTTGACCCGCAATAGCGGTAGTCACTCAATTCGTTCTGTCAAAGTGCAACTTGAAAAGTTCGAAGGTGTATTCAATACGATTTCTGCAAACATAACTGAACAAACTGATATGTTACGTGCTTCTATGGGTATTCAAGAAGAGGCGATTGAGGCACAAAAACGTGCAAACGATCTCGCAGAACTTCAACAACCACCCGAACCAACACCTACACCAGAACCAGAAACAACAACACCAGAAAAACCTACTAAAGAAAGTAAAGGTCTTTTTGAGATGATGGGTGGGTTTGCATCAACGTTACTTGGAATAGGAACAAAACTTGCACTTGGTGGCGCAGGACTATTTGTTGCATATAACTTTGCAAAAGGTGCAATCGACGAAGCGACTGGTGGTGGTTTTAGTAGATTCGAAGATAGTATGATCACAACCTTCCGAGAGGTAGACTGGTCTGCGTTAGGAACATCTTTTAAAGAATTTGCATCAAAAGTACCAGAAGCAGTTACTTCAATTGTCGAATTTCTGTCAGACCCTCTTACTGTCATTCTCGCAGGTGCAGGACTAACTGCAGCAGGTATTATGAGTGGGTTTGGTGGAGGCGCACTTGCACGTGGCGTGACCCAAGGTATTATCTCTGGTGTATTAGGTACAGGCGGAGATCCAAGAGGTCCAAACCAAAGGGGCGGCGGCCGTGGACTTTTCAAACTACGTAATGTCGCACGTGCGGGCGCATTGGGTATCCTAACAGGCGCACTTGCTTACTACGGTGAAGATGTTAAAAACTGGTTAACGGAACAAGGCGTTCCAGAAGATTGGGCAGGCGTTGCGGTAGATAGCACAATAACGATTGGTCAATTTGCAACACTAGGTGCAATGTTTGGTCCAACTGGTGCGCTTGTGGGTGCAGCCGTTGGTGTTGCGTATGTAATAGGTAAATCTCTTTATAATTGGTTCCAAGACTCAAAAGCTGCAGCACAAGCACAAGCACGTGCGGAAATCGCTGCTCTTGATCCTTTTGAAGCAACAGAAGTCGCAACAGGTGGTGCGACTGGTGGACTGGATCTGGGTGCAGTTGGTGGTGTTGGTGCATTAGACGGCGCAGAAGTAGCCGTATCACTAGGTGAAAGAATTGCTGCAAGTGGCGACCTTGCAAGAATTGTACAGGGTTATAAAGATAACCCAGACAATGCAATGGTTCAGGAATCGATGATGGCATTCATGGAAAACATGGCTGATATTATTGACAATGAAGAATCAACCCAAGAACAACGAGAACAAGCGTTAGCAAATCTACAAGCACTAAATTCAGCATTTCCTGAAATCAGAACACAATTAGAATCTATGACAGGATTTGGCGCTAATGAAGCAAGACTATTCTTTAATGACAATATTGTAGACTTTATGCAAAGTCTACAAGAGGATTATGGATTTAGATATGGTACAAGAGGTTTCAGAAATTTCGGTAGTGGTCAACTTGCAATTCTACATGGTAGAGAAGCAGTTATCCCTGAAGACACCGCTGCAGGACAGTTTGTAAAGAACTTCTTTAATGAAGATTACACCCCAAGAAGATTGTCTACACTCAGTTCAGAAATAGTAAATGCAGTAGAACAGTCTGGTATGAACGGTAGTGGAATGTCTGTTGTTATTGGTAAGATGGGTGGCGATAACTATGTCACTAACCAGACAACCAGAATGGGTGACCAGAATATCGCAGATGTTAAGTACATCGGGGGAGGTGGTGGAGACACCAATCCTCTCGCACTACCAAACTAACCCAAATACATTTCCCAACTAGGATGTTTCAGTTCGACATTGTCGATCTGTTTCTTTTTGCGTACCAGTTCGTAGTAGCCTGGTTCGTGTGGTTTAATTTTGGGGGAGATAAGTTTGTCGCCTTTTTTGGTATTACAGGGTCCACATGCGGCGACGATGTTTTCCCAATGTGTTTTCCCACCTTTGGATATGGGGAGTACATGATCTAAAGTAAGGTAACTCCGTGGAAACCGTTCGAAACAATATTGACAAGTGTACATGTCTCGAATATAAAGGTTCGTCTTGGAAAACCGAGGTCTACCCTTCTTCCGCATCATTTCTTTCATCATGATTACGGCGGGGACCTTGGTTTCCCAACTGGGACTTCGAACCATCCAGTCGTCGTACCAGTCTAAGACATGCACCTTATCCATCCACATGTAGGTGATTGCGTCTTTCCATTTGATAGTACTTAGAGGTAAAAAGTTTATAGGTTGACCGTCTGCATTAAGTACCAGAACATCGGACACGTTTTTCTCCTACTAATTTGTGATATCCTCACAAATATTTATGAGGATTATTTGCGAGATCTCAATTTATTTACTTGCATCATGCAATGTTTTGCTTCTTCGTAATATCCTAGTGACGACAAGTGCGAAGCTGCACGTGCGTATCCAGCGACTTCACAAAAATTGCTGAACCCTGACCAAAATCCTGATAGTGGTGCGAATGTGTATTTCATTACTGCGTCCATTGTTATACCCATCCGTTCAGGTTTTTGTTTACTTCTGCTTGATAATGTTCTTCTGCAAGTTGACGAATCATTCCACGATGCAAACCCATGTCTGCGAGTTCACGATCATTTAGACCTTGTAGTTGATTGATTGTTTCTTTTGCAAGTCTACGAGCCTTATATTTGACTGCGACTTCTTTGATGAAGGAATAAACACCTTCTTGCCATGCGTTAAACATGCTTGTTACTGACAGTACAACGTGTGTCATCTGTTTTCTCCTAAATGTGATAAATGTATGATGTGATCCGAGCGCAGAACACCGTCTGCATTTTACTCCTTATACACATTTATTTAGTACAGAAATTGGTCAGTAAGGGTGACCAATTTGAGAAACCTGTTATGCGAAAAACGCAATAGTGACAACATAACGCAAGAAAAAAGGGGATCCGAAGATCCCCTTTGATTTATTCTTTTTTAGAAACGAAACTATACATTTCCTTTGCTTTTTCCATTAGTTCTTCCATGGAATACATTTTAGTTGCTTCTTTATATTCTTCCATTGCAACTTTACCCGCTTCAAACATTTTTTCCGTAAACTCACGGTTCATGTGATACTGTTGATCCATATAGTCTTTTGCAAGTTGTAACATTTCAGATCTAATTTCAAAAGGGTTTTTATTCGCCATCATTTTACCATCTTCGCCATAGCTGAACCTGCTGCATTAGAAAATGCAGTGGTATGTTTCATTGCTTCTTTTGTGAATTCTGTTTGCAATTTGATGAACTCGTGCAGAGGCGCACTCATTGCTTCATCTTTAACCCAAGTGTTTACCCAAGTTGTTTTTGCGTTTTGTACTGCGTCGATCCATACGTTCGACAAATAGTCTGTTGAAAACATAATCTTCTCCTGTGTTTGTGTGTGTTTATACGATGCAGCGCATATTTTTGTTTTATGCGCTACAGAGTATATTTATATCATATCTTCAGTTAGAAGTCAAGGATTAATAATATAATGAACAAATAAAACCAATGCGACTGATGCTCCAAGCCCTACCATCATTTTACCAAAATCCTTTGCAACCAATGGGAATACAGATTTGGTTTTCTTTTTACCGAAGTATGTTGCCATTGCAAGTTCACGTCCTGCAAGTAGACCAACGAAGACCCATGTTGTCGACATGGGAATATCATTCAGTTCCTTGAAGAAGTACAAACACAACCAATAGAACAAGTCAATCAATGTCGCTGAACGAACATATCGTGTGTTGTGTTTCTCTAAAACAATTTGTTGAATCTTACCCCCACGTTCTCTGAACATGAAGAACAGTCCTGCAACAAATACAAATGAAATGAGTATCATCAGATCTACTGGGACTTGACGTGGTAAGAACACTGCGATGTTTGCCATGTCATGTGACAACCAAGTCCACCACAATCCACCTGTTGCAACCCACTGAGCAATTAGCCAGAACTTTTTATTGCCCTCACTAACTGGTTGAGTTTCGTCGAACCATTTGTGTGCAAACTTATTGATTGCAAACCACACCGCATAAGCAAAGGCGGCGGCAACACCATATCCCATAATTGATTTCATCAACATTTTCTCCAACACAAATGTCGAAGCGAATACAGATAATACTAGGAAGGATGTTGATACTGGGACACCGATACGAGTAAGTGCAACTAGAATTGCAGGTGCTGCAGCGTGATACCACTGAACTTCTTGCCATGGTATCTTGTTTAGACGACCATATGAGATGTCGCCTCCGTTGACACTCCAACCATACCAGAGTGTCGCAAGTAGAACTGCCGAGGCGGCAATCCAAAGTGTTTTATAGTTAAATCTCTCATTATTTGATGCCATCCAAGTACCGAGAGTTTGTACTGAATCATTGGCAATGACCGCATACGCAGCCAGTAGGAACCCAACAAGGCTCCATAAAGTTAGTAGTTCCATCTACTTCTCCTTATGTTTAACGACTTTACATCGTTGCTTACATACAAAAAAAAGACACGACTTTACCTCGTGCCCATGTAACAAAAAAAGAGGGTTCCGAAGAACCCTCTGAGTATTAGTCTTCTGTAAGGAAAGACTTTTGAATGTTGGTGTTAATACCAATAGTACGTGGACGTTTCTCTTCTGGAATAATTCTTTCCAGACGAATTGTCAACATACCATCTTCCAAAACCGCATCTTGAACAATAATGTCATCCGCAAGCGTAAATTTGCGAGTGAACTTACGACCAGAAATACCACGATGGATATATCCTTCATCATCAGTTGACTTGTCCTTATCACCAGTAATAGTCAAGACACTTTCTTGATATTGAATATCCAAGTCTTCTTCCTTGTAACCTGCAAGCGCAAGTTCAATTCGGAAGTCAGTATCCGTTCTCTTTACAATATTAAATGGTGGGAAACCTGTTGCTTGATCTTGATGGTCAAAAATTCTGTCGATCATACGATCAAAGCCAACAGCATATGGTGATAGTGTATTAAAATGTGCTCTATTCATAGCGTTATCTCCTTTTAAAGCAAGATTAAAGTAAATGCGAACCCTTTCGGCGTTCGCATCTATTTATAACACATTTTCTGCCAAATGTCAATAATTTTTTATTTTCTACCGATATTATATTTTACGGTCAAGTCCCAATCACCTTTTTCTTTATACGAAATGATTTTAATGTGATTTAGAGGAGCGACAGGGTCTTTGGTTTTTTCCTTGTCGATGATCCTAATAAGATCCCATTCCTCTAATAGATTGACAATTGTGTTTCTTCTCGACAAGTCTTCGTCTGTGAATGTGTTTGTCTTACCGTCGAGGATGAATAATTCTTTGAAGTGTAAAATGGAATACCTACCCTTCTTGTGCAAAATATGACAAGATTGGTACAGCCTTTTTTCCTTGCGTGATGAAATACCGATACGAGTTAGTGTCTCTTTTACTTTTAAAAAACTGTCATCGGAAGGTAGTTCAATCTCTACACCAACGCCCTTAAAAATATCTTCGTTCATAATACATGTTCACCTTTTTTATAATTTATTTGTTATGGGTGGTGTTGATCATTATCAACAAAAGTTATTTATTATTTTAAATAACTTAACCCCCTACAAATAACTTCTGGTGAACATCTTCTAGTTGATCTTTACTAAGAACTTTCAAGTATTGTTTTGCAACGGTACGATTGCATTGATAGACTTCTTGGATTGCATCAAGGTCATCATTCTGTTCTGCCTTGTGCCATTTAGAGAACCGTTTACGTTTCCTCAACATACCATTATAGTAGTCAAAGGAACCTATAGGAAACATGTCTGGTCTCTGGTTCATTTCGTTTGCATGAAGAATAGTATCTTCAAAGTAAGAGAAACCACGGTTGATAATGTACATGTACTCACCGTATTCTTTCTCTGCCATTTCTGGATTGTCGTTCCCACGAATGATATCTTTCTTAAACTCAGATACTGCATTCATGAAATCAAAAGGTGTGTGTTCCTTAGCCATTAATCAAAATCCACATCTTGTCCCCAATGTTCCATGCGGTCATCTTCTTCTCTCATTCTACGACCCATGTAGTCGTGATATGATTCACGTTGTTCGGGTTTTTCTTCGTCGTAATCTGAAACAACACTCAGATAACTTTCATATGGAATAGTATAACCGCATCCACGCAAAAAGTCAACAAAAGATTCTAGTACTTCATCAAGATTGGCATCATCAGGCACTGTGTATTCAATCGTAGCACCCTCTTCACCAAAGAGATTATTATGGGTTTCAATAAATTTCATCATTCTTTACCTTCTCTATCTCTATTAATACTTCATTTAAATCTTTACCACATTGTTTACATGCAGTAACTTCATGTGGACCATCTGCAGTTTGTAACTTTACTTTGAAGAGGTTTGCTTTATCGACTTTCTCACCACAATAGAAACATGTGTGTTTCTTGATCAGTCGTTTCATCCATTCACTCATTAGATCCTCAATTCTTTCACTGCTTTAAGTGG